TGCCCGGCGGCCTTCTTTATAACCAGCATCCACTCCCATTGAATAGAAAAGAACTACCGTTGCCAACCAGCCGACCATTAACAAGCCGATTTCATAAATAGTCATTACGCCACCGCCCATTCTGGGCAGATAGAGTTGTCTTGATGGAACACTGTTAATACTTTGATGCCGTATCTTGCACCATCGTTCTTATAATCTTGAAGATGGAATGAGATATCAGCTTCTGAAGTGTTTGCGTATGATTTATTGAAAACCTTGCCGTTATCTAGTTGAACTCTTACATAGTGTGTTGCTTGACTCATTTTTGGCTCCCGATCCGCCAGAGTTTCTGGCTTCTTGGGATAAGCATGGCATGGCTAAATGCGCTTGCCTAGCATATTTTGATAACGAAACGGTAACAATTCTTGGTCATCAACATGGTCATCGATTGTTCGATTAATGTCTGGAAAATCATCGAGGCCTGCCATAGCGCCTTCCATGTACCACGAAAGTGCCATCCTTTTCAAGGTTCACTAAGGTTACCTGCTGATCTTCAACCAGGATAAAAGCCTGCTGCCAGTTCATAGTTCCCTTGGTATAACCAGCCTTACGAACATCCATTAGATGCCCACCTTCGACTCCACGCAGAATGCGGCCTATTTTGCCCCCAGAAGCCTCTGTAAAGGCCGATAAGCCTGCCCTATGAGTATGTCCACAAACCACGCTTAAACCATGCCTACGAGCCGCTCCAAGGGCTGTAAGGCCTGCATTAGGGTTAATACCCTGTTCATCCCCATGAACTGCAACCCAGCCCTTAGCGAACGCGTATGGCTTCTTGTGATAGGTAATGCCCAATTCATCTAAACGCATAAATCGCTCAAACTTGAGTTCTGGCAGAGCCAAGAATGCTGGGATCTTCTTCATGATTACATTGTAAAGACGATCGGTATGGTTAGAGCGGATCATGTGAGCCTCTTTAGAATGCTCGACCAATGACCAGAGAACCTCGACCGCGAGATCGCGATCCTCAGCTAAAGTTTGTTCGTACCATCCTGGCGTTCCATCGCTCCATCGGCTGATCTGTGGGAGATCGATTTCGTCTCCGAGAGTAACCACGCTATCTGGGCGATATGCCTTGATAAAAGATGCAACATTGCGTACAGCAATTTCGTCATGATATGGAACCTGTAAGTCTGGAACGATTACAGTTCTTTTCATTGTTAATCCTCATCGTCATCATCGTATGGGATCTCGCCCGGCAGATTAGGAAGCCAGTTAGGAGTAGGCAAGATTGTTGCAGGATAAGTTAAAGGTTCAAGCAAAATAGCCAATGCCATTTCGGTGCTAAATCCTGCTCTTCTTAGCGATTTGTAATACTCATTAAGCCCGATGCAGTACTGATCGAGAATAGAGTAAGCCTCTAAATCGATAGCCTTCTTTCGTGCCATGGTTTTATTGTGACTTATCGCAGAGGATTTCGTATATTTTATCAACGCGTGTCTCGAGACGATTTACGGCATCTTTCATCGATGAACCGCTATTCGGCTTCAATTCCGCTAAATAGTGACGAACCAAGAAGTGAAGCATCGCAGTTACACCACCCAAAACCGTCACGATCGCTACTGCAAGCGCAGCGTAATCCTGAATCGTCATTTTTTAGGAGTGGCATATCCGAAAATACCAGCAACAACTGATCCAAGGATCGCCCGATAATCGAGTGCGAAGTTAGAAGTAGTTCCCCATACGGCCAAGAATGCTCCGATAGATACGATTGCTGGGTGCTTCATATTCATTTGCTTGCTCCTAGTAGTGGGATTTGAAAGAACGAACTATCTTGATCGCCCTTGATACTGAAAGATATATGGAGATGATGGCGGTGCTTATTAACGCCTGTATATGTTCTCCAACGCCAGGCGCTTTTCGCACTTGCAATCTTGCCATCGAAGATGATGTACGAGATGCGCTTATCAGACTTTGCCAAGAGACGAAGTTGATCCGCCACATCGGGCATGATGTCTGGCTTGGGCTTTCCCGATAAATCGCGGTCAACATCAATGGCACGAACCCAGCCCTCGCCATCTGGATTATGGTCAGACTTACGAGCTGAGTGCCGACTATCGCCGATCCAGCCGTCTGAGGTGCGATCACGATCGCTGAAACAATCATCGAACTGTTCGCGAAGTTGTTGACCAGCCTTGCATAACTTAGGTTTCATCCTAGTAGCAAAGCGGCTTCTTCAGCAGTTATTCCTAGACGATTTAAGAGAGCGGCCTTGGCTTCTGCCTTGGCTTCGCGTTCAGCAATAAATGCAGCATCAATCTTCTGCTGTTCCTTGAATGCTGTGAATTCTGCGTTAGTCATTTCACGATCGATGATTTCATCGGTTTCAGTATTGTGAATTCGGATCATTGGATTTGGCATTATTTAACTCCGTAAATTAGAACTGTTCCGCCTGAGAAAGTGCCGGTTGATGGTGTAAAAACCGCCGAGGAGATGTCGGTAGTTGAACCGAATGAACCGCCACCGTTTATCGCGTATTTCCCGCCACCGCTTTCAATTAATCCTCCAGAATAATCCAAGGCCTTAAATTTTGTAGTTGAAGCAGGATCGTCAACAGTTATTTGAAACACATTGTTTGTGTTTGCTGATTTCATAGTTATATAACTGTTCCAGTACCAACTTAAATCACCAACAGCAGCCCCAGAAGGCCCCCAATAATTCATGGCTGTATCAGTTAAATTTGTAACTCCATTTAGTGCCATACGAAGGCTAGCGTTAGCGGATAAGTTAACTCCTGAAATAACAATCTTTAAGGCGTTATAACCACTTGGAGAAATTGAAATTGTGGTACTAGATCCCGAAAGAGCTGTTGTACTCAGTAGAGTCATTCCTCCACCGCTTGTAGGTGTTGTCCAGGCTAATCCTGTCGCGGCTGTTGAGTCGGCAGTTAAAACTTGGCCATTGGTACCAACCGCTACTCGCGCAGGAGTATCAGCAGCAGATGCGCCAATGAGATCTCCCTTAGCATCAACGATGGCATTCTGAATAGCATTTGAATCATCTTGGGCTACCCATGAGAAGTCGAGATCTGTTCCCGAAGCCTTTGCCAATACCTGCCCAGTAGTTCCGCCTTTAAGATCAATAAAGGCTGTATCTATATCCTGACCAAGTGCTGCAATGGCGGTTGCGCCATCCTTTACTAGATCTGTCGATTGGGGTATATCCCAGCCGAAGTTAGTTGTTGTTGTTGCCATTAGGCTACTGCTCCTATCGCGTTAATCCATGTAAGGGTTGGACTTAGGGTGTTCCAAGTCTCTGCTGCATTTACCTGCTCCCATTTTACCGCAACTTGGGAGAAGTTTATTGGAGAAGCGTTAAAAGTTACGCTTAGGTTGTTTAGGCTCGCTCGGAATGTCCAGCCTTCGATATAGCCTTGAAATGAACCATCGTTGATATTGCCGGGCAAGTTCTGAATCCATACGGGTTGGCCTAAAAAGATATTGATTAAAGCATCTCGATCGGCGTTGTCGATCTCTGGATTTCCTAGAACGAAAGTAATTGCCTCAAACTTGGCATATGGGAATGCTCGCAAGGCGATGTAACGATCGGCAAGATCTTCGGCATCTGCTGCGTGTTTAATTCGAGAAGTAAAGGATTCAGCATAAACGCCAAAAAGTTGTTGGCTTTCTAAATCTTCGGCTGTGTATTGGTTGCTGCCAGTATTGCCGTAATTGATGTGGAAGTAATTTCTGAGATCCCCTGCTCGGGTAGTGGATGATAAACCAACGCCATTAGCATGATTTGCATCAAGAGTCGTGTAACCATTATTGGCTAAATAATCTTGCCTATGGGTTGAATCGGCATATCCGATATTGCCGTTTGCATCCTCATAAAGAACGCCGAATGCTGAGTTGGCAATGGCGGCGCATAGTGAATAAAGATCTGTATCTAGCGATGATCTGGCTATAAGTTGATAATCGCCTGGTTGGTCGATCTCCCCTAAGCCGATATTCTCAGCATTTGCCCAAGTAATAGTTGGGTCATAAGCCGCCCATGTTTGAGCAGGAGAAACTTCATTCCATTGACCTGCTAGATAACCATTTAGAAGTGTATAAATCTGGTTTCCATCATAATCACTTGAAAGAATACCCGGGTCGACAATCTTAGGTAATTTAGATAAAGCCCCTAGAGCCGTAATAGTTGCCATAGTTGTATAGCCGATATTTCCCGCTCGATTAACTCCAATAGTGAAATCTGAAATAAATCCACCGAAGATAGGGACATAGGTTCCAACTGAGTTAGTAACCTCTACTGTAAGGCTAGTTCCAACGGTAAAGTTATAACTTGAGTTATCTAGGTTCATTAATTGAATTTGGCAGTAACCTGCTATGGGCTGAGCATTGATATCAGTACGGCCTGAAGTAACAATCAGATTGGCAACAGTTACATCCGTTACTTCCGAGCCATCAATTATGACCTTATAGGAAGGTGTATAAGCGGTCATTAAAAGACCAATGCTGAACTGCCCAGAGTTCCTCGAGCTGAGGAATCATTGAGAATGCTTACGATTTGGCGAGCGGTTGACTCGCTATCGATTGCGCCATTAACTG